AGATATTTTTGGATTAGCTTTTGCTAATGTCCAAAGTTGTTTTGCTTTTTCCATAGGTCCTCCTAGTTTTTTTTTATTGTACCCCAATTTTTCCCTTTTTTATAGTTAACTTTATTATCAACTATAAGAGGAATAGCGGTTTCCATTATATTCTTTACCCTGGCAGCCTCTTTATCATTTTTTATGGAAAGACACAACTCATCATGGATTTGTATCTGTGGTAAAATTCCCTTTTCATATAAATTTACCATGGCTTTTTTAGTCATATCAGCTGCACTCCCTTGAATCAGTCTATTTAAAGCTTTGTAAGTAAATGCGGGTTTATAATGCTTATTAAAATTTTTCATGTAATCTTTAGGTATTTTACCCTCTTTATATGTATCAACTATTGCTGCTTTATATTCTTTTTTTGCTTCTTCCTTCGTTAATATAGGTACCGGCTCATATCTATTAATGGTATTATTCCATTCTCGATTTTGTGTCTCCCATTTGTTAAACCTACAGAACCTATCCTCCAGGGTAAATAGTAATTTATGTTCTTCCGCAAACTGAATTAAGTCTTGAGATAGTTGTCTTACAAAAGGTGCCTTGATATGATAAGTATTAAATAATTTAGTAGCTGCATCTCTATCTAGTTTTAATTCTTTTTGTAATTTTATTTTTCCCATACCATAGAAGAGCCCCAGGTTAATGGTCTTGGCCGTGATCCGTGGTATTTTAGCCATGTCCGCTACGATCTGATGAAAGTCTACATCTTTTTCTTTATAAGCTTCTTCAAGTGTTTCTAAACTTTTTATTAAATTTAATGCTACTTCTTTTTCATCGTCCGAATATATATAAGTTTTCAACGCGTAATGAACAACTAGCCGGGGTTCTTGTTGGGAGTAATCAAATGATCCCCATACACACCCCTCCTCAGGAATAAATAATTCCCTCATCTTTTTACCAATCATACCTTTTGCTGGAATCTGTTGTAGATTAGGATTAGCCATAGAAAATCTTCCAGTAACCGTTCCCCCTTGGTCCGATCGAATCTGGTTTATATCGGCATGGATTCTACCTTTATATACAAATCCTAATAAACCTTCGATAAAAGTATTTTTAGCTTTGTCGCATTCTCGTGCTTTTACAATCATCCGTAAGAAACGATTCTTATGAGTCTTGAGATAATCTTTTGGGAGCTGGGGTAATCCAGACTTAGGTGTTTTATTATAGTCTGTAATTTTTTGTTGATCTAATAATTTTTTAATGGAAGACGCTGCCCATATCTCTATATCAATGTTCGTATGTTTTTTAATAATTTTAAGTAAATTATCTCTACGTTTCCCTAGAAGTTTTCCAAACGTCTTCGCTTTTTCGACATCTATTTTAACTCCTTTAAATTTCATGTCAACAAGACAAGGAAATAATTTAGTTTCTAATTGAAATATTTTTCTACACGTTTTAAATTCTTTACTTCCATCCTCCTTGTGCTTGGTGTATAATATTTCGTCCAAATGTTTTGTGTCAAATAATTCCCAAAGTTTTAAAGTTAAGTTTACATCTTGTTCTGCATAATCTTTTACTAAGTGGTAAGGAAGTTTGTGCATGCTTGTCATTGGATCTTTTATCATTCCATCAGACCATTCTAAAACTTTAGCTGTCAAATCGTATTTGTATTTTTTTTCATTGAGATAATCTTTACTAAGTGAATCCAAAGAATATTTCATTCGTGTTTCGTCAATTACAGAAGCTGCAATCATTGTGTCGAGTAATGGTCCTTGTGGCATTTCTCCGGTTGCTGATCTAATCCAACACACGTCGTACATGGCATTGTGAAAAACCTTGCGCAAACCCTTGTTTTTAAACACTTTTTCGTTCAAAAACTTCCACGTTTTATCCGTGTTTAGATTGTCTGTCATGTTATGCGCAATCGGAAAATATAAAGTTTTTTTCTTTGTCGCAATGGCTATGCCACAAACAAAACCATCTTTTCTAACCGCTCCTAACCCTTTTGTTTTTAAATTAGGGTCATATGTTTCTAAGTCAATTGCAACGGTATCTATACCTGTTAAATCTAAATCAGTTAGTCGGGGAACTTCACACATTATTTCTTTTCCTTGTAATCTCTTTCGATAACCATATCGATATAATGTTTTGCTTTTTCCAAATCTTGAACTTCTCCTTTATGTCTATGCCTACAAATATATTTAATAGCATTTCCTTCTGCAAAGAGCAACTTGTTCTCGTTGATAAACTCACTCGGTTGAATCTTCATATTTTTATAATGAGCTCCTCCTATTTGTTTTTTATATACGCTCATATTACTCCTCCTATAAATACTCTATTTGCAAAATAAAAAGTTAACATCAATAAAAGAAATAAATCGTCTGTTGCAGCTGAATGCATTATACTTTTTTTCCTAGTGTTAGTTTTCTTTGTGAGGCTAAAGTCCAATAGTCAAAGATTCCTCTACTATAAGCAGTGTACGCTAGTCTTAATTGAGTAAACCAATCTTCTGGTCGTGTTAGAGTATGATCTACAATGACATTATCAAAGGTTAAACCCTTAACCTCATGAATGTTTCCATATTTAATTTGAATCTTTTTATCAAAATCAAAGCCTTTCGCTAAAACTTTTTTAATGTAAATTAATTTTTCTTTTGTAGTGTCAGAAGGAATTCTAATTAGATCAAAATCTGTATATTGTTTGCAACCTGGTTTTAATAGTCCTTTAGTTATTAAATGATCTATGGTATAATCTTGTTTAGTCCAGTCATCAAAAACTTTAGGGTCTCCTTTACCATGCACAATAACTTTACTACCCATGTACTCCCAAAAATGTTCTATTTGAGTCAGACTCATTGGTATACCTTTTATAAAGTCGGGCCATAGATGATGAGCTCTCAATTCTTTTTTAGGTATATGAGCTGAATTTTTAACATGGGCATACTCTAGTCCCTGGTCTTCAAAAAATCTTTTACAACGAGTGTCCCCGGGTGTCCCTCTATATGTAAATAAAAATGTTTGATTAGTGTTTTTTATTTTATCTAATAAAATATCTAAATGGCTAGAACCTTCAAAGTTAGATAAATAATAGGGATTGCCTTTAATAACTTCGCCTACGTGGCCCATTCCATGCTCCTTAGTGTACTTGGCCGGTGTCCATACTCTATGAGACTTCCACTTAATCCAAATAGGTTCTATAATTTTTCTACATTTTTTATTTATGGCTTCACTACATCTGAGTCCCTCTGTTAATTCATGATAAGGATTTGCTGCAAGTTCATGAAAATAGTTTGCGTTTGATCCTGCGTATTCAAATAAGGTTTGATCCGCATCTCCCACTAAATAGTAATGACCTTCTTTTACATTGGTGGCCATTTTTTCAATAGCTTGGGTTTGAGGAACATTACTGTCCTGACATTCATCTATAATGACTACATCAATGTCAGGTTCCTTAACATCTTGATGATTAAAATCTTCAATCATGTCTGAGTAATCACATTTATTATTATCTTTTTTATATTGTTTATATATTGGAAGAAGTTCTTTAATTAATTCAATACTATAAGGCTTATAAGATTTTTGATCACATACTCTCCAGTATTCATCCAAAAGCATACCTCGTCCTTTAGCATCAGACCTAAATTTGTATAGAGCGTGTTTATCAACATTTGTTGAAGGATCTCTACCAAATAGTTTGTTTTGTCCAATTAAATTTTTATGGTCTCCGGATTCAAATTTGTCTTTTTGTACTACTCGTAAAAAATTCTTACAAAAACGATGAATTGTACAAATTTTATACTTCATAGATTTTTTAGTAAAGCCTCTTTCTTTCATTATAGGTAATTTTAAAATTGCATCTCTAATTTGATCAGCAGCTACATTTGTATGAGATAATATTATTATTCTACTAGGCTCATACTTAAGTAATAACTCTTGATAAAGTTCTTCAACAATATAAATGTGAGTTTTACCTGTACCTGGCGGACCAGCAATAAATCTAGGTTTTATCTTTTTCAATTTTATCTTTTTCAAAATCTATCGCCTCCGTTTCTTCCGTGTATTCCCCTTCTAAAATTATATCTTCCTGTGCAAGCTCTGGGTTCTCTATTCTCCAAGATACGAGAGATTTCCCTTTATATTTTCCATGTATGTTCTTAGCTTTTAATATATCTTGAATATTCAATACCAAATCAACCCTTTTTAAAT